CCATACATGAATGAACCTGCAACAGGTTCACGGATCCCGTCGATATCTACGGGAGGAGCAGCGATAAACGCCACGATAAAGCAAGTAGCAGCAGCTAACAAGCATGGAATCATTAGAACTCCAAACCAACCAACATAAATGCGGTTGTTTGTACTCGTAACCCACTCACAAAACTCGCTCCATCCTGACAATAAACCTTGCTCTCTCTTAGAAAGAGTAGTCATTGAGATTAAAAGAACATTTGTGTGCGGTATGATAAAGACATTGTAACCCCATGGTCTTGGTTAGGGGGAAGATGAATGTCCGAAGACACTAATATTATATATGCTTTGTTAAGTTTTGTCAACTTTTAGGTGGCCACTTCTTTAAGTGCTCCTCGTACAGTTCATTTACCTCTGCAAATGCTGCCATCATATCACCACCTTCAGCGTGTCTCTCTATTATTTCTGCTATCTTACCTGTCTGGATTACCTTGTCACAAAAGTGATACGATTCTGTACATACTCCTGACTTATTATGTGTTGCTACTGCAGCAAGAGCAAACTGTCTCTGCTGTAACAGGTCAGAAGAATCATATCTGTAAGAGTCAATCATAATTAAGCAAAGAAAAAGGAACCTACATTAAAATACATGTACGCTCCTATTATACCAATAAAAATTAAATGTTGCATGACTGGAGTAGAAATACTTAACAAAGTATATAGGTATTTCTACTCTGTGTCAAGCACCTGATGGTACCGTCTGTAATTGTGGGATACGGATACCTTTACCCCCACCTTGATCATCGTCATCGTCATTCCTAATAGCACGCAGTATCAACTCAATCATCACTAATGCAGCCATGGGATAGAACACCCAGAGGACTGCAAAAAATGGTGAAATATTACTGCTACCTGCTACGAGGTCGGTCATACTATACCAGGTATGAGTTGACCTGTGAAGCTGTAGCTAGCAAAGGCTGCAACGCAACCAACGATAGCAGCAATACCATTCCACTTTTCAGCGATGGAGAAATCAACCTTGTCTGTAGTTTTGTCATTGTTTTGTGCCATTAGTAGATACCTGGAATGAGATTGCCTGTAAATGCATAGGATAGTCCTAAGAACCATACTCCCATCATTGCTGCACGTCCTTGTGCTCTGAGGAAAATGTTTTCGTTGTTCATTAGAATATACCTGGAATGATTTGTCCTGTGGTGATGTAAGCACCTGTTGCTGCTACGAAACCAATCATAGCCATCCATCCATTAAACTTTTCTGCTTCTGGTGTCATTTTGTTACTCCTTTTCTTTGATTTGTAATAGGGTTAGAAAGTTCCTGCCTTGCAGGGGTGTAAGAGACCTCGATTTCTATGCGAAACCTGGTATTATCCATCCGAAGATGGCATAGTTATGGACTGCTGCGAACAAACCGATCATCGCAAGACGACCATTAGTTCTCTCAGCATTCTTCCAGTAACCATCATAGTTCTCAACGTACTCCATAGGAGGTTCCGATGCGAACATGTTTTGCTTGCCGTACTCAGTAGTTGTATACCTTTTGGCAGTTGCGGAAGTCATGTTAAGTTCTGTTAAGAAACGTTACATAATTATATAGGAAAGATAAAGTTTCTGTCAAGCCCTAGTTGTGGTGGTTACCGAATCTCCATAAGGAATGACTATCATAAGTATAAGTGCCTATTATATGAAGTGGAACCATCCTGTTGCAATAAGTTTCTCGGAGGTGTTAGACTTCCTGCCTCTATGGTGGTGTGTCCAGTCTGCTGGCCAAATAACTACTCTACCTTTCTTAGCAGGAACATAAAGATCTTGATGGAACCACTCAGTACCACCATCAGGAACATCATTAAGATAGATCATCCATACAAGGTGTCTGTATGTACTTGATCGTGAAGATGATTGACGTTCGCAATGCCAGAGGTGATACCCACCACCAGGTTTATAATATTGTAAGTTAAAAAACTCTTCTACTTTCCACACTGTAGTCTTAGCAGCAAGAGGGAACCTACTAACGTAGTTGTCTGCTGCATCGTTTAGATGTCCTAGAAAATTATATATTCTGTCATCATCTGTTCCAACAAACACTGCTGTGTCCATTGAGTCTTTGATCTCAGGATTATATAATCCATCACCAGACTCACCTATAGTCTCACCTTGCCATGTACTAAAGATCTTTTGTGTCTTATGAAAATCTATTAGACCATCCACCACACTCTCTTCCATGTCCTCCATGTAAATGAAATCAGTACGGGGTTGTGCTACCATCCCATCATGTAATATTGGTTGTGGATTAAGTTTAGTTACTTCCATGCTGGTCCTTGTACCCATCCGACTAAAGAATTCCTGACACCCTCAGTAACAGTATTGACTTGATGATAGTCATCAGAATGAAAGAAGATCATCTGACCTGCCTTTAATGGTACCTCTTGGTTGATGAGAACAAACTCACCACCCTTAAACTCTTCATTTAATAGAAGCGTAAAGGATATCTTTCTAATCCTTTGACCCTTTCTCTTATTAAGACACCACTCTGATTCATCTTGGTGCCAATCATATCTATCATCGACTTCGTACTTGGTAACTTGTAATGCTTCCAAGAAATCGACATCGAAATTCCAGTTAGCCGCTTTATTAACTCTCTCTGTGTACGACAGTACCATATCATTGAGTAACTGTGACTCAATAAAATGTACTTTTGACTTTCGTACATCATCAATCTCAGTCTCTTCATATACTGGTTCTCCTATTGTTTCTTTGATTAACTTAAACTCTTCATCATCTAAGTCAACAGTCACATAACGATCTCTATAATTCATGCTGGTCCTCTTCTTATATCCATAGGTTCTGGTTCTCTAAGAATACCTTGTCCTTTACCTGCAAAGTTCATTGATATAACAACCCTTTGCTTATCACTTTGATTAGGATCTTGACAATGGTGTACAAAACTAGGGAAGAATACTATGTCACCCTCCTTAGCATCAGGTACAAACTCCATCACTTCTCCATTAATATAATCTGGGAAGGGTGAATAGAATGTAGTAGGTTTATGTATAAGAGGATCAAAGTCAACATACAATACTGCTGACACACCTATAGGACCATGATTATGTACCCCATGCATCTTTCCATTAGCAGTAGCTTGGTACCACATATTTATGATACGCAATGGTATTGGATAGTCCTCCTGAAACTCATCCAGGACGGGTTCTAATGCCTGTTTAACAAGGTAATAGTAATCTGGTAACACCCCACGCTTATTATTATCATAAAAATCTGACTCCATATCGTCAAAAGATGTTCTACCACTGGAAGATATGGTTGCTAAGGTACTACCACCTTTTAATTCAGATAATATTTTTGGTTTCCACTTGTCCCAGTCGGGGATATGGAAACTCTCAATTGGAACTAGAAACATTTTTAATAAACCATTCAGCGTCAACAACAGCGAGAGCTTTCTTTCTATTCCTTTTCATGAATAAGACTGGCTCATGGTCTCCAGAGTTTGCCTCTGCTTGTGCGTATGCTTCATACACATTAAGTTTCTCTTGGTTCTTACATTCTATACTAAAGGGGAACTTTTGTCTAGCATCTCTTGCCATTATTAAGTCCTCACCACCTGCACCCATACTCCTAGACTCTATGTCCTCTGGATGTATCTCACGATGTTCTATCAGTTGGTCTCGCACCCACTGTTGGAAGAGTCTTCCCTTTGCTTTCGCTGACTGTGGTCTCATAGTATAAGTTCCTCAGGTATACATCTATGTATGTTGATGTTGTAAGAGATAATTGTCTTACGATCTGATGTATTTTTCATGCCACGATGTGTCCAATGAGATGGGAATACTATTAGATCTCCCTCCTTACAATCTAATGTCATAGCTTTCATAGTGTAAGGAGATACTACCTGAGTGGGAGCAGAACCACTAGGAAACTCCAAATAATACACACCAGTAAAATGTCTGCCATGAATATGCCAGACATGATTAGATCCTTTTTCATATTGTTGATACCATATCTGATCTACAGAAAAATCCAAGTACCCTAGTTGATCTAGAGTCTTGGTCAGTGCTTTAAAGAGATGTGGTTTGATTACTTCCACCCAATCTCTATCAAAATCAAATGAAAAATCAAAGTCATACTTTGATATCAATGATGTACCATCATCAAGAGGAGGATCATCAGAGTCTGCTATCAAAGATAAGATCTTTTCTCTTACCTGTGGTGGCAGATCATAATGATCCTTCGCTATGCAATCTTGTACTGGAATCTTATCCATAGAGTGCTACATTATGTGCTTTTCTGGGTGGTTTGTACTTGAGTTTAGGTGGACGTTTTGCCCTCAGGTAAATTGCTAATAGTTTGTCAGTTGATAGACTCATTCCCCTCCATCGTTGTCTAGTGTATCATAACCAAGAGTGGTTTTCCTTGTGTGTTCATCCCAAGGATGGACATATAAATTAGGGTTCTCTTTTAGTGCATGGTTTAATCGTTCAGTTAGATCCTTCAGTTCACTGGCGATTTCCTTTACTGCATCATAGTTCATGTCCTGTTTTACCGATTTTGTAGTTGTTTTGGATGGGATCTTCCACGACAGAAGTGATCTTCACTTTACCATGTCTCAGGTAAATGATCTCTTCCACATTCTCTCGTCTATCAGTAATGACTTCTTCATGGAAAGTTAATCCATGAATTACACTCTGACCGAAATCACCTTGACTACTTATATCTTTATGAAATTGTACTTTATATTTCACGTTCTTTTATGATCTGTTTGACCTGTTCCCAGTCTTTATTAAAGATCTGTAAACCTTTCTCGGTTAAGATATGGTTGTACATACCCCAGAATAATTTAGGTGGCATAGTAACGATGTCTGCACCAACTTGGAAACATTTCGACACATCATATACATTCCTCAAACTCGCTGCAAGGATCTGTGTATCTCTTTCGTGTGTCTCAAAGGTCTTTACAATATCACCAACCAGTTGGACACCATCAAAATTATTATCTTGTACTCTACCTACAAACGGTGACACATACTTAGCACCTGCTTTAGAAGCAAGTATTGCTTGTGCTACTGAGAAGATAAGAGTTACGTTAACTGCTATCTCATCAGACTTTAGATCCCTACATGCTAAAAGACCTGCAACGTTGCAAGGTACCTTAATAGTAATGCTTGGATGAATATTAATATACTCGTCTGCCATGTCTAGCATCTCTTCAGAGGTGTCTCCAGACACTTCAGCAGAAACAGATGCATCCCATGAAAATAAATCACAAACTTGTTTGAGTATCTCTGTAGGATCCTCACCTGCTTTAAGCATAAGGGAGGGGTTTGTAGTTACTCCATCAATCAGACCTGTACCAACTGCTTTCGTAATCTCATCAACGTTGCTACTGTCTAGGAAGATTTTCATTGCTCTTTTTGTCGTTGCATTATTTAGTGAGGAGGGAGGTTGGATTCCTGTATACCAACAAAGAACGGGCATTACTACAGTAGTAAATTTTACGTCCTTGCCTGAGACCCGACTGGTAAGTCGATTCACCTCTCGGTGCAGCACCACCTGTGTCTCATCACCTTATCCAGCGTTTGCCAGAAAGATTATTCAGTCACTCCCAATGTGCTGATCAGGCACGAAGTTATTATGGCATAAAAAAAGGAGGGTGTCAACCCCTCCTTTAGAATCATTGTGCAGGTTGTGGAACTGGTATACGCTTTTTCGTAAATGCTGTTCCCCTGTACATGAGTTCGAAGTTACGTTCTTGTGTAGCTTCTGAGAGTACTTTCTTTTTGTACTCTTCGGAGTCATATGGTACTCCTCTGTATGTGACTTGTGTCATTGGTTTACCTTAGGTAGGGTGGATTAGACCCCGTTCCTTCAGTCAACTTTTGCGTCACTATCTTCGACACAATCTTTTGATAGAACTTCTATGAGTTCTGTCTTTTCTTCCGATGTTATATCCCTGTTGATCCTGATACCCTCTGCTAACCAGTTGGCATCCGAACAAGCAAGAGCTGTAGCTAGTAGGATTGGTGTGAACATAGTGATGAACGTGTCCGTTCCGAGTCGGCTTACTTGCGTCTCCCTATGGAGATGAACGTATGAGTATGTTAGCATACTCACATCTATTTAGCAACTTTAAGATTTATTTCTTTTGTTTGCGTTTGGTAACCTCATCGGTTTTGTTCTCCGTAGGTCTCTCTTCAGAGATTTCAGGAAAGATAAGTGGTCCATAATACCACGATGAGGGTCTCTCAGCGAGGAAATCGTCCTGTGCTCGCTGTATCGGGGTTTCTTCCATGGTTTTCTTCTCAAAAACTTTGCTCCTAAACCAGTTGGTTAAGTTAGAGCTCAAATCCTGCAAACGTATCTTCACTAACATCTTGTTTGATACCTCCTACAACGTAAGACTCAATCTCAGTTTCCTGAGGAGCATTCTGCTGACCTTTGCTATTTAGCCAGTGATTTGTCCACGGTAACGGATTGTTCTTAGCAGAGATATCAAACTCTGGTTTAAGACCTATGGACTTCATTCTACGATTAGCAATCCACTCTATGTACTGACATAATAGTCTGTCATTGAGTCCAATCATAGATCCTTTTTCGAAAAGGTATCTTGCCCAATCTTTTTCTTCATCAACTGCCTTGAGGAACATCTGTCTTACATTTTCCTCTTCTTCTCTTGCTATCTCAATCATCTCAGGGTCATCACCCTTCTTCCACTTGTGGATTATCTTTTGAGTAAGGATAAGATGCTGACTTTCGTCTCGTGCGATGAGAGAGATAATCTTAGCGGATCCCTCCATAAGTTTGAGTTCACCAAACGCAAAACTGCAAGCGAACGAGACGTAGAATCTAATACCTTCGAGAATGTTAACATTGATTACTGCTCTGTAAAGTCTCCTTTTAATGTCATGTAGAGTCCATGTTGCTGTGGGGGATTGTTTGTATCCATCCTTCCACATGTTACCAACTGCCCATTCTTGTGCTGTGTCGATGAAATCATCGTAGGCTCTGGTAACAGACTGTGCTCTTGTTATTATCTTAGCGTCATCCAACGTTGTGTCAAGCACTTCGCTTGGATCAGCGTAAACATTTTTAATAATATGGGTATAAGATCTGGAGTGTATCCCCTCCATGAATTCCCATACACTCATGCATCCCTCCAACTCAGGTAAAGAACAGTATGGTTTAAATGCCATGCCTGGTCCTCTTCCCTGCACAGAGTCAAGAAGGATCTGATACTTGAGGTTACTTGTATATATGTGTTTCTGTTGTTCGTTTAATGTTTTGTAATCTGCTCTGTCTTTCTGTAGTGAAACCTCTTCTGGTCTCCAGAAATATCCTAACTGTGATTGAGTTAGTCTATCAAAATCAGGATACTTAAACTCAATATACTGTTGCATACCTAGTGGTGCTCCGAAGAACATAGGTTGCTTGGTGGTATCTACCTTACTCGAATTAAAGACAGTAGTACCCACCTAATTACCCCCAACGAATCCGAATACCACCTTCCAGAGACCTTTAATGGATGTCAGTAAAGGATACTTATCTTGTGACTTGATCTCGTCAAACAAATACATGTTCAGTCTGAAGGCATAGTTCGCTTCAGATATAATAGCATTCTTTTGCTGTTCGTCAAGTGGTAAGGCATCTAGATCAGCACGATACTTGGTCTTAAACTCCTTAGCATCTGATATCCTAGGAAAATCATAGAAGTGTAAACCCTCACCCCTAGGTGGTTGTAATGCCTTCTCTGCAATTTTTCTAAGGATCTGTCCTCCTGATAGATCACCTATGTACCTAGTGTAATGGTGTGCTATAAGAAGATACGGATCGTTATCTGCTATCTCATTAAGTCTATGAACATATGTTTTACATGCTTCAGACTCACCTTTATATACAGCTTCCCTCCACATAGGACCATAATAGTATCTAAGATCCCTCTCAAGGAATGCAGTACGGTTCAGTCTCACTGCATATTTACAAAGACTAGACGCAAGAGGATCTTTAGTCTGTAATATCTTATCTTCCATTGTACTGTAGACATAATAGAAGTTAGTTAACAACTTCTTATACTCCTCTTCATCTACAACACCTCTTAGAAATGCACCAACGAACTTGGTGTTCTCTGCTGCTGAGTGGGACTTAGAAGTCCCCTCTTTTAAATCTGCACTAAACATTACATGCCTCACATTCTGACTCATCTGCAGTCAGTAATTCATCAACTAAGTTATTTAGATACATGCCTTCATTGTCCTCATGTGGTTGTTCATCTTTCCATCCTATAGAATGTGCAGGTTCATCAACATCTTTCTTAGCATCATATGTATTCTGATAATAAGATGTCTTCCACCCTAGTTTGTAGGTAGTGAGTAAGTCACTTGCCATCTGTGATATAGGTACTTCATTATCTGGATAGTTCTCTGGATTGTATGACCAGTTACCACTGATCGCTTGGTCAAAGAACTTCTGCATCACTGCTACCACGTTAATGTATCCAGTGTTGTCCTCCATGTCCCAGAGTAACGTGTAGTTATTCTTTAGGGTATTATACGATGGAACAATCTGCTTAAGTGGTCCTTTCTTTGATTTCTTAATGGACAAGTAGTCTCTAGGTGGTTCGATTCCATTGGTTGCATTTGACACAACGGAACTGCTCTCCGAAGGCATCTGTGCGGACAGAGTGCTGTTCCTGAGACCGTGCTCCTTGATAGATGACCTAAGACTATCCCAATCATGTTTCAGATTATTAGGTACAATAGAATCTACATCCTTCTTATATGTATCGATAGGTAGTATTCCATCAGCATACTTAGTATGTACAAATCCATCACATGCTCCTCTCTCGATTGCTAACTGATTAGATGCCTTGAGAAGATAGTATTGGAATGATTCTGTTAGATCATGTACCATCTGCCATGCAGCAGGGTCAGAATAATTAACACCATTCTTAGCAAGATAATGTGCTAGTCCAATGTAACCTATACCTAATGACCTGCGTGCTAAAGTACTACGTTCTGCTGCTCTGACTGGATAGTTCTGATAGTCAATTAGTTCTTCCAGTCCACGAACTGCAAGGTCACATAGTTCCTCCATCTGATCTGCCTGTGTGATCTTACCTACGTTGATAGCAGATAGAATACACAATGCTATCTCACCACCCTCATCATCTATGTGATTGATAGGATCTGTTGGTAGTGTGATCTCTTGACATAGGTTACTCATGTTAACCTTGTCCTTAAATGAACTATGAGTATTGCAGTGGTCGATATTCATAATGTATATACGACCAGTCTCTGCTCTCTCCTTAAGGATGTCTAGTATTAATTCTTTAGCGTTGACTGTTGTTCTTGGGACTGATTGGTCTGACTCATATGAGCAGTATAAACTATCAAAAGAGTCGGTCCCAAAACTCTCATACAAAGAAGGAACATCATGAGGGGAAAAAAGCGAGATGTCCTGATTTTTGATAAAACGTTCATAAAATAGTTTACTAATCTGAATAGAGTAATCTAACTTTCTGACTCTGTTGTCTTCGGTTCCTTTGTTGTTTTTGAGGACGATGATGTCTTGGATTTCTTGATGCCAGATAGGAAAGTGGACAGTAGCTGATCCTCCTCTAATACCGTTTTGCGTACAGCATCTGACAGTTGACTCAAATTTTTTAAGGAAGGGGACCACACCTGTGTGCTGAACTTCTCCACCCCTGATTTTAGAATTGATTCCCCTGATTCTACCTGCGTTAATACCGATACCAGCCCTTTGTGCGACATATTTGCCAATAGCCATATCACTGCTAAAGATACTATCGAGGGTGTCATCAATATCAACCAGAACACAAGATGCAAATTGACGAATGGGTGTTCTGACTCCCGCCATGACGGGGGTTGGGATGTTGATTCTGTGCTTTGAGATTGCGTTGTAGTATCGTTTGACATAATCTAACCTCGTTTCTTGTGGGTACTGTGCGAATAGAGTTGCAGCAATTAACATGTACATCTGTTGAGGTGTCTCAAAAACCTCTCCAGTGCTGCGATCTTGTACAAGATATTTATCTACGACCTGACGTAAACCTGCATATGTGAAGAGATAGTCACGATCCCAGTCGATAAAGTCGTGAAGTTCTGACCACTCTTCTTCTGAATACTTCTTGATTAGGTCAGGATCATATACACCCTTACCAATACACTCCTTAATATGGGCATGTAATGGAGGTGGGTTGTCTGGATGTCCTTTATATACAGACTTCCTATAAGAGAATAAAAGCAAACGAGCAGCAACGTACTGATAGTTAGGTGCTTCTAATGTAATTAAATCGTTAGCAGACTTGATAAGGATCTCCTGCACATCACTTGTGGCAATGCCATCATGGAATTGTAAATTAGAATTCATTTCCACTGCTGACTCGGATACTCCTGCCAGTCCATCACATGCGAACTCCACCATGCGGTGAAGTTTGTCGAGGTTAAGGGGTTCGACCACACCATTACGTTTAACTACGCTAATCATACTCGTTTCCAGTCGGTAAATTTTAGTTTTGCTTCCAAACCATTAAATGTATTGGATTTTATTATAGCAGAAGGATCAAGTCCTGCCAATACCATATCATTAATGTCTTTTTCTTTGACGTTTTTTGGCCAAATCACAACATTGTCCTGCTCACTAATGGATTTGTCCATGCGGTCAATGATTTGTTTGTTTCTTGGTTCGTTGTCGTAAACATACACAAAATCATAGTCCCAATTAGTAAGGTCAACATCGGCACCGCACATGGCAATAGCATTGTCCATAAAGAGGGAGTCCAGGGGTCCTTCTGTGACATAAACTGTTTCATTTTTGTTAATAGAATCAAGACCGAAGACCTTTTGATGCTCTTCGAACATTACTGTAATGTATCGTAACGTTGTATACTTTGCCAAAGATCTACCCTGAATGCCAAACCATGTACCATCTGCACGAATGAGTGGGATAATAATTCTGGGTTGATCATTCTGTAGACTGTCAAATGTTTTCTTCTTTGTGTTGACCCACGTTTTAAACTTCTCAACGTAGAATATTCTAGAGAGTTTATCCTCTGGAACCTTCCTATCGAGAAGATATTTCTTAGCAGGGTGTTCTTTATTTAGATCAGAAATACATTTGAGATCGTCAGGTTTTTTAAACTTTGGTGTACTGTCAGGGATAGTAAATTTCTCCACCGTTGTACCCTTACCAGTAGCGTTCATACGATACTTTTCTAACTGGTATTCACTATACAAATCAGGAGCAAAGTCTTTCAGAAAGTTCGCAGTAGTCTTCCCAACACCACAGTTGTGGCATTTGTATACCATGCGACCAGAGACATGAAAAAAATACCCCCGTGCCTTATTTTTATTCTTCTGGGAATCTCCACAGAAGGGGCAACGGAAGTTGTAAAGGTGAGGTTTTACTCTCTTAAATTTTTCTAGTCTAATGGACAACCTATTGATATAGAGGTCGTCAACTGTGCTCATACATTGTGCTAGTGGATACAGGAAGTATACTTACTTCTGTTCCATTTGTCAAGAGTGGACGGATCATTTTCTGTCCGACTGGACTAACGAGGAAAGATATAACAGACAGAGCACCAAAAATAGTCCACATTTTCTTTTCCATGACTCTAAGACGGTCATCGACTTTTCTGATGTCCCTCTCGCATCCCTTCTTGATCTCATCTGATCTCCTATTGACCTCTCTATGTACTGACTCTATCTTCTCGAAGAGTACAGCATCAATTCTATCTTGCTTATCTAGTTTCTCATTATGAACAGCAAGTAACTCACCCATCTTGGATGAGTTCTCTGAGAGTTTATCGACCACTCGTTCCAGTCGTTCCAATATAGCACCATTGATCTCACTCATTGATTTTGCAGTGCTCTCATCCTCGCATCATAGTAAAACTTGATCACCTGATTGGGATACAAACGCTTCACATATATCTTCTTATGATTCTCAGGTCTGTAGATCTTTCTGAGTTGTATCTTAATATCTGCTTCTGACTTACCATACAGTACATATTCTTGTGCACCATCATAGCATATCTTAAAAGGCAGGTACTTGTCATTCTCCTTCTCTGATTTAGGAGTGACATGTCCTACCACAAGTCCTTCACATGTATACTTACGCTTCTTTGGTTTCTTCTTCGTAAGTTTAGGTTTCTTTTCCTTGTTAGACCCTAGCATAGGATCAAATCCCGCCACAGGACCACTGGCATTAGCGGATCCACTGAATCCTCCAGTACCTGCACTCATTGTTGGGGCATCTTCGTTTATCACAGTTCTCTTAGTGTGTTTGCAATAGATTGGTCTAATGGTACATCTTTAAGAACCCCATGGTCATCCTCAGGGTACCTGCTCAGATATATTAAGAAAGTCTTGACGGATGAATAGTATTCTTCCTCAAGTTTGTACATCAACAAGGGTAATGTACCTTCACCAAAAACATTAAACAATACTATAAGGTGATTCAGAATCAAAGTCGTTCGCAATACTCCTGTCTTAAGATAACGTTTAAGTAACCGTTTAAGGTACTTAAACTTTTTCATATCTTCTAGGAAGTCATCCACAGTCACAGACTGTGGGTTCTCATAATATTTTATTGCGAACATCAAGTGATTCTTTTCATCTAGATGATCAAATCTCATTTACATAATAACGGATCAGTTTTATTTAGCTACCAAATGTTAGTGTAGCAGCACCATTGGTGTACTTCTGTTCAGCACCCTTGCTGGTGTTAAGTACGCAACGATACTTGTAACCGTTGAGTGTAGTACCACCGAGACTACTGTATGCAAGTGTTGCAGTAGTGAAGTCAGCGTATGTGATACCAGTGTCAAGGTTAGCAGTGATGTCAACCCAACGTGTAGTAGCGGTAGCTGTCTGTCTCTGCCACTTGTACTGCTTAGTACCAGACTGATCGACTGTAAATGCAGCAACGAATGTTCCAGCACCAGAAGATGAGGTGGAGTTAGCAGGTTGTGTACCAACAGTAATTGTCTCAAGTACGTCAGCAACGACTGTCTCGTCTGCTTGGTCACCAGAAGTTCCAACTGCAACTTTAAGAGGTACGATGCACTCAGCTTTATGCTTGGTGTCACCATTGTGTGTTTGGTATGTACGATACTGCCACCAACCTGGTCCTGAGATGCCACGAGTCTTGTTAGATGCGATGCTATCTTCAGTTGTATCTACAAACACTAATTCATATGAGTTAGAGTCTCCTCCAAGTATAACGTACTCAGCCACTGCCTTTGGCGGTGTCCTTTTAATTACACTAGCAGCAGCAACAGTTGCTGTTGATCCTGCATAGTTCTTATGCAGTTCGATTGCAGTTGTACTTGTTACTTGCTTAACAATATATGCAACGCTACTAATCTCTAGCACGTCACCCACAGTAACTTCATCTCCCGCATTCTTAGACACAGTAGCATCACCATTAGTGACTCCAATTGTGTTAGAGAATGCAGCTGCGTCTATTTTTCCTACGACAGACATTGTAATTCCTCTGAAAAGTTGTTGGTATCCTATTATTTATTTATAATTTAACGAGCCTTGATTGCTTTCTCTACTTGAGCAAACAACTTATCATCAGCATCAGTCTTTGTAAGTTTGACTGCTTTACCAATGATCTTAAGGCATATATCTATAAGTTTCTCACCGAGCTCTGCGTCTTCGGGGATCTTATCTACAGCATCTGAAATGATTTTTGATGCTAGTGGGAGTAAAAAAGATAACATGATACAAAATTATTAACTATTCTATATATGCTTCCGACCCACCTATTCTATTATTCTTGGTTGCCAATCTATACATCTTCTCATGTATAGTTTCTTCTACAACCCCATCATAAGGGTATGGTATATGTTCATCCAAGTCTAAATCTTTTGCTACTGGCCATGTATCATAGGGATGAGGAACATCATCGAACCAACTGTCCAGTGGCAATCTATGTAATGGTTTCTTGGGCATTAGTCTGAAGTAAACTTCCTATTCTTCATGTAACCCCACTTACCTTTATGTAATGCTCTCACACCTTTAGGGTTCTTGATAGGTTTATCCTTAGCCTCAGCATCCTTCTTCATAAATTCCTTGTACCTTTTAGGTCCATGCTTAGACTTGTACAAAGTTTCTTTAGCCTTGACCTTCTCTGCATCATAACGCTTGAGTTTGGCTGCTTGTTCAGAGTTATCCCACTCCAGGAGTTTCATCGTCTTCCCTCCTTCTTCTTCTTATCATACTCAGCAGTTGCTTGGAGCATCTTCTTCTTGAGATTCTCTTTTGCTTTATCTGTCTTACTGTGAGCAGTAGAACCTACAGATGCAGGAAGAGCAGCACCTGTTACGGCTACCTCTTCTATTTCTTCTATTTCTATATCTACTCTAGCATCATACCCATCAGGGACACCAGACTTTGCTAGTTGTAGTGCTTCTTTTTGTAAATGATCTCTTCGCTTGATGACTGAAGAGCGTACCTTCCTTCTATACTTTAGGTACTTGTCATCTTTGCGGTTTGCTTTACCGTCGTTGTTGATGTCTGAATCCTCTTTACCGACGGGATCTAATTTCTCTGACATAAGATCCTCCTTCTTTGGATTAATCGTGATACCTTTCTTTACTTTGGTCCCACCCTTCATGATGGGATGTTGACTGTCTTTGTCACGTCTATCATTCTTATGTAATAATGTTTGTTGTGCTTTGGATGTCATTACTAAATCCCCAACTCTTTACGCCAATCATAACTCTCACCCATGCGATTTGCAACACGGTCTGCTCCACTGGAGACACCACGAGCCACTTTGCCAACTACCTTTTTGATACCACGCTTTAGCTTACCACCAATACCACCTCCTGATGGTTTTGATCCTCCTGCTGGTGATCCTGCAGGTTTTGATCCTCCTGCTGGTGATCCTGCTGGTTTTGATCCTGAGGAACTACTTGATGATGAACTACTTGTTGGACTTGATGATGATGATGAACTTGATGATGAAGATGAATTGTTCTTAGAGAAGGACTGTTTGATTTGTCCTCTTCCTCCTGAACCAGTAGAACTTCCACCACCTGCACTAGACTTAGGTTTAGCTGAATCTGATACACCTGGTTTCTTATCAGGTCTAGCTGAATCTGATACGCCTGGCTTCTTGCGAGTTGATGCATACCCTGCCTTAGCGTCTGACCCTGCCTTACTTAAAGCACTTCCTACCTTCTTAGCAGCACTACCTACCTTATCAGCAACATTTTTTGCATGACCTGCGGCTTGACCTGCTTTGTATGGTACCTTCTTAGCAACATTACCTGCAGCTGACCCTGCCTTACTTAACCCCTTCTTGACAGCAGAACCAGCACTCTTAAGTGCTGACTTAACCTTATCTGAACGAGAAGGACCAGAGTCAGCTGACTTAGACTGTAATTTCTTACGAGCTAATGCACCTGCATCTCTCTGAGGTTTTTTCTGGGGTGCTTGTACAGCAATATTAGGCATTGCAGAATGCTTTGATGGTGCTTCTGTCAACAACTCTATACCATCGATGGCTTCGAGTGCTTCATTAAGTGAAACTTCATCTAACTCTTCTAATGCTTCTATACACATCGCTTCGAGGTCTTCGAAACTAATTTCATCTATGTAATCATCATCTAGGTCGATGAATCTCTCTATAAGATCATCGATAGTCTCTTCACCAAGTCTTTTCTTTTTCTGTGCAGCATATAAACGAGATGCTTGTCCTGCTTTAGACTTTGCCTTCTCTTTATCACCTGCTGCTGCTGCCTTTCCTCTCTCTACATCTGCTTTCTTAGATGCTTTCAGTGCGAGGTCAGCAGAAATCTCATTAATGGTATCTTCTTTGACATGATCAGCAGCCTTATATACTGGCTTGCCTTGCTTGTTCTTCATGCCTTTCTTATAGTTCTGCCATGCAGGTGTGTTGCCCTTCTTATCAGCGTTAGTAACAGTCATAGCTTCTAACATAGACTGATGTAAGTCCTCAATATCAATAGACTCTTGGACACCAATATCCTCTGCATACTTAGCAGTCTTCTCTCCTTTCTTACCTACTACAATGTAACGACCATCACTTTTACGACCAGTAATAACCATAGACTGTCCACCAGGTGAGATTACTCTACCTATGTTACGGTCATCAGGTGACTTGCGTTTACTCTTATTGATCGCTTCCTTCTCTATCGGAAACCCACCATACCCTTCGAAGACTTCTTGGATAGGTGACTCGTCAATGATCTTAGTGATCTTATCAACTGTCTCCTGCATACGTTTTGAGGGAGCTGCTGACTCTCTATCAACGTGCTTTAGGATTGTCATCTGTTCTTCCATGGTGTAACCCATGAGTTCTGCAGATACTTTAATATCAACCATTGTTTTTAAGTAGGTCCGTAACTATTATTTAGGTGTTGCAGTCTTTCTAAAGTCTGAAAACTTAACTCCAAACTTAGTGGTTGCTTGTCCAGGTGTCATTGCCTGTACCGCCTGACGATATTTATCTGTGCCGACTTTCCAGTCATTGCCACTACCGTCATCAGCAGAGAAGTTAGACTGATCTTCTCTGTTCTTACTAGCATCTGCGACTTCTGTCACATGATGTAACCATGTGCGAAACTCATCGCCATTAGAATCCTTAAGGATTACATAGTTACTACCACGGTGAACAATATGTCCACGGATACCAGTGTCATCATACTCTACGAGTGTGCCTACAGCAAAAAGATCTTCTTCGATGTAGTGCTCCCTTAATTCCTGTTGATATAACTTAGGTGCGAACAACCAACTCTCCTTCTTAGCCTTTGCTTTCTTCTTCTTAGCAGCAGCTTTCTCTGGTGGTGTCATACCTGCCTTAACATCTGCCATGAGTTTCATGGAATGTGCCTTACTGAATCCCTGTGGCATACCTGCATGGAAATTATCATGGTCATCTCCTGACGCATGTTTTCTCTGTCCCGATGCACTTAGTTTCTCCAGTGGGTCATCGGAATCTTTATTCCTTTTACCTGCAGACTTTATATTGATAGACTTAAAGTCATAGTGTACACCATTATACTTGTCAGTTAATTTCTGAAATTCTTTCACTCTATCATCACCAACTACCATAGTAACATGCTCATGTCCCTCATCATTGAGGTCACGCATGATGTCAAATATATTCCTATGTTGCTCAGAGTTTTGGATCGCATCCTTGTGACCCTTAAACATCTTACGCATGTGCTCAACCTTTTGGTCAGCACTTAAAGGATTCTTCTTATGATCTTGTGTTCTACTAGGATAGATCCTGTAATTACCAGAGTCACCACCATGTGCCTTAACAGCATCCATAAGTTTACCATGACCTGCATGAGGTGGGTTAAACCTACCGAATGTTATAGCGACATGCTTATCTGCAGCAAGTTTGTCTGCCTTAGTGTTACCCACAGGCTTCTTCTTAGCAACTGGTTTCTTAGTTGCTTCTGCTTCAGTTATAAAGACGTGAAATGTTAACATTTATCCCCAATTTTTTGCAACAGTGAAGTTAGCACGACTGAACTCTAGTCTATCGACCAGTTTCATAGCAGTACCGTTTTTAATAGCAACGAATCCCTCAGGACTTGTTACTCGATACCCATCTTCATCCTCTATGAACGTACCAATGCCTTTAACCTTTTGTAGTCTGCCGATGATGATGTTTTTAGCAGTCATCAATGCAGTAAAGGCATTCATAGCATTATGTATGGCAGTTTTGTTACTATTTAGGTATTTAATAGTACTCTCTTTCTTTTTATCCCATGCAATCTGAGATTTTTCCGTTTTCTTTTTGGCAATCTCCATATCAAACCTCTGTATTACAAAGGATACAAATCCTTTGAGCATAACAGAAGAGGATGATGGAATGACACCACCACGAACCACTTGGTTAAAATACATCTTAAACAATGCAGTAAACTCAAATGGTTTCTTACCTCCAAGAAGATCAAGGAAGTTTCTACCCTTAGTTATGCTAGTTTTGGCAGAATTAATATTCTTATTGACTGCTGCTTTCTCCATAGCAGTTAGACTAACTCCCTTACCTGTAGTCTGAAAGTCTGATGATAATACTGCAACGTCTTTGACACCCTGCAGTCCACTAACATCTGCACCAAATGATGCACTCATTTCTGCCATCGTTGCTCCACTATATGTTGTGTGAAATACTATACCTAAGTTAGATGCAGCAACCTTATCACCTAATGGACTATCCTGTTGTGCAAAGTATGTAATAGTATTGGGTCTGAATTTATATCCATTAATACCACCCATCTTGGCCAGACCTGGTGTGGATGTATATAATAAATCACCTTGCAGGACACCATTGATAGGTAGTTTCTTAAGGTATTGCAAACATTTCTTTAAGATGCCATTGATAGGACCAGGATAATGGTAATCAACTTCAGAATCTGATGATGCTATCTTAGGTATCTTATTAAATGCAGACTTAGTTCCTACAAAGAATAGTCCTGTCTCTGGATCAGTACCACATACGATAGCAGGTGCACCATCCCATTTGGTTGTGATTCTAGTACCTGTAGTCTGTGTCCCTAGCATATCACGAAGGGACTCTAAAAATTTTATTGCATTTAGACCACCTGCATACCCATTATTAATGAGTTCATCTTCTAAGTGTTCTAAGTGTGTGTTCTTTGCCATTAGATTTCCTCTTGTCCTCCACGACCTCTCATGAAACCCCAAGGATATATTCCAAGACGAGCACCGCTATATCGTTCACCATCTATTTCCCATCCACGTCCTGATCTGAACGTAGCACAGAGAAATGGTGCGTAATCTGGGTGTTGCATAAGTGCTTGAGGGTTGTTGTGGTATGACATGTGACTAGAAAAGGTTAGAGTGTAACAGATTTCATCCCCCTTCCATGTAAGTTCTGGATCTCCTTGTCCAATAAGGTGTACATTATCGTTACCAAAACCCCTACCAGTATTATAGTCGGGACCAAGGCAGGATTGGGCTACCAATGTGACATCTTGTACTCTGGCATAGCGTGGTCCAACAAGCCTTGTACCATTATGATTCTCTTCTTTAGTCAACTCTCTCATAAATCTTTGCACCTCTGGATGATCATAAATCAAAGTCTTATTAGCTGCACTACCAGCTCTGTTGGAGACACCACCATACTGCTGCCAGTCACCAGCAGTTCCTGTCTTCTTATGTGATATGTATAAAACTGGATTACCATCAGGATCCACAATATTAAAGTCAGACTTAGCCTCTCTATTATTGATACGTTGGGTTACATTCTGAACATCATAACAATTAGGATACTTCTCTCCGTTGTTCAGACATATAGTTATCGGACCAGTTTGTCTAACAAATTGCTGTAATAACTCACCAAGTTGTCCCATTGCTATTCTCTCAGCACGGGTGACATCAGCACCCGCCTCTGGTTTCCTAATTTTATTGATAGGAATATACCCTACATGGCCATTTGCTCTACACTTAAGAACTTCCAGTCTACCTACCATATCTAAGCGATTTTCCACTATCCGTAACGATGTACCAGAAGGTAATGGACTCCAAGTTTCTTCCTTGTTTAATTTAAAGAACCTAGACTCATGAATTTGAGTTGACCTTTCTATAGTCAGTTCCATCTCTGCCCATGCAGCATTAGACTGAACATACTTTTCGTATCCAGTCATCGTCTTATCAGTAGTTTTGGACTTAAGTGTAGCCACAAAAAAAGAGGGTGTTACCCCTCTATTTATTGTCCTTCTGTTCTACCTTAAGTCTTTCATATAATTCTCTGGTTTTGTTATCGGTCTTACGATGCATCCAAAGATTCATTATAATAGTATCGAACTCTTCATTCGTTATCTTTAACTGCATCTTGTGCATCCTCCAGTGATTCGATAAGCTCTGAAACGTGGCAGAGGTTATCAATATTAGCCAGCATATCAGCAATATGCTTTGAGATGTACGGTTTTTCGGATCTTGCTGCGAAGGATAGAGCATTACGGAGAGACTCTTGTGCTTCTCTCAAACTGTACTCTACCTGTTGTGATAGTGCCATGATTGTCATTCCAATGTCTAATGTTACCTGCAATAATAAAACAGTTGGTTAGAACCAACTGTACAAAGATAAAGGTTCTGATGATGCAGATAATATCATCATACCTCTTCGTGGTTTCGTCTTGGAAGGATCCCAAAGTATACTTCCAGACTTTCCAGACCTCTTTAATGTGGATCATACCACACTAGGGTCACGATGATTGCTACTATCAATGCAATAGCAATCGCTCCATAAACTAAATGCAATTAAATGTCTCCTTCTTTGCGATTTTCTGAGTCTTCGATAGAGAACTCACCACCAGGATATCTGGCAGCAAGTTTAAGTGAGTTGGTATAGAACACATCATCCAAACGGACTTCTAATGCTCTTGCTGCACAAGCAGCATACCATAGTACATCACCCAACTCTTTGATAAGATGCTCTTTGTTAGCATCGTTCCATGGTTTGCCCTGATACTTCATCTTCTTGACGATCTCACAGAACTCACCTGCTTCAGCAGTCAATCCCTGAGAAGCAGTATCTAAACGAGCGATGTCACATCCCTGTTCAGATAGTTGTCTCAGTCGATCAATGTACTGAATCTTATCTTTACTAGCATCAGAACAAGTCTTGTCCTGAAAATGCATATACTTATCTAAGTCTATCTGGAACTTCTCCTTGTCCTTTTTCTTGTTCTCTTCTGCTCTGACTTTCTCTGCTGCTTGCCATGCAGTAAAACCTTTCTGTTTAATAAACTCTTCTGGTGTCTTAGGAGTTTCATCAGCAATCTTCTTTGCACCTTCTGCCATGTCATCTTTAGCATCCTGTGCAGAGTTATTCATAGTCTCTGCTACTTTCTGTGCATTGTCAGTTGATGCAGGATCAAATGGAATTGGACCAGGTACTGAGTCCTTATGGTCATGGTCGTGCTTGCTCATATCTTAAATGAATCGAATTTGGTTACTGTCTTAGCAATCTCTAAGACTTCTTCTTCATTACCAGAGTCGGTAAGTTTCTGCTGTTCACAATCATACAGCCTCATCTTGGATCTGTCAATACCTATGACAAATCTCTTGTGAACTGTAGGATCATTATATCTATTCTTTAACTGCTTGACCATTATTTGATTCACACTCTCCAACTCTTCTGTAGAAATAAGGGCAAACATAAGGTCAGCAGTAGCAGGGAGTCCAAAAGACTCAGAGGTGTCAGTAAGGTCCACATCGCTACTACCGTAGCCGCTACGAGTAGTTTGAGTGGCAGATACAATCGGAACGTTCGCCTCAACTGCGAGACCCCTAAGTTCTTCTGCGATTGCTTTGACGAATGTGTATGAATTGACAATTGAGTTTTTATAACGAGAGGATGAACAGATATTAAGGTAGTCTATGAATATAATATCAGGACTGAACCCCTTCTTCATTGCTAACTCATTAAGCAGTGACTTAAAGTGACCTACATGAGCAGATGCTGTGGGGTACTCCTTGATAACAAGACGACCTTGAGTCTTCTTATTTAGTTTATCAATCTTAGTTCTAAACTGTGCCTTACTGAAGAGAGGATCATTGAGTTGTTGGATGGGAACATTAAGTAAGTTAGCATCTATTCTTTCAGCGATCTTTTCTTCTGCCATCTCAAGAGTAATGTAAAGAACATTTTTACCTTGGAGGAGAGCAGCACTAGCACAATGGCACATGAACAAAGACTTACCCACACCAGTACCTGCAAGAGCAATGTTGAGAGTCTTGTTAGGAAGACCACCCTTTGTAATCTTGTTGAGGAGTTCCAAGTCGAACGGAATCTTCTCCTCAGTTTTGTGGTAGAAGTCGTATCTTTCGTCTGCGTCTTTGATGTAATCGTGTCCAACTGTGTCATCGAAACTTGTACCTAATGCTTCGGACATGATATGTGGAATAGCATCCTTGGTACGAGTCTTATCCTGACCGTCAGCAATCTTGATACTATCCATGAGTGCAAGGTAGATAGCACGTTCCTTACACCACTTCTCTGTTGTGTCTAATAACCAATCTTTATTGTAATGATCTTTGTCGATCTTATTATCTAGGAACTCTTCTATCTCCTTAATAATTTCTTCACTTATATCCCTACGCTTTTCCACCTCAATCTTAAGTGCTTGAGGTTCTGGTAATGCCGAGAACTCTTGCACATAGTCTTGTACAGCAGTGAACAAGACCTTATTGTTGATAGTGTCAAAGTACTCATCCTTAATAAAAGGCATGACCTGCCTACAATAATTCTCATCAAGGATGAGTTTACTGAGGGTGATCTCTTCGATCTTTTGCATTAGAGGTAGTGTAAATAAGTACTGACCACCCACTTGTCATTAGACAGGGGTGCTTTGCCTGAGTGAGGGAACATCCATGTGGGAGGGAAGACTAAGGCACTACCCTCCTTTGGTTGTATGCTGTGATCTATATTATGAAAGCATGTTTCTCCACCTTTGTCAACATCATTAAGATAGAAGAAGAGTGCAAGGAATCTCCGAGCACTATCATGGTTGCCTACATCCACATGTAGATCAAACCTATCATTCCTTTCACACTCATAGTGCTTAAGTTTAACCTGCTCAAATGAATTCTCTACTGGCCAGAAGTCTTTACAGTCAACCTCTGCCATATAGATCTCAGAAAGACGTTTGATATATTGGATCAATTGATTATGAATCTTGACCCATTCTTCCCTAGCACCTTCTTTCTCTATCTCATGGGTAATGTTAAACATATTCCATTGAGGTCTACCCTTCTGCTCCCACCTTTCTAGTTCTGTCTTCTTTCCTAACTCAATTATGTTACGACAGAGACTAGGATCCAATGCCAATGGATAGTGTCTGACATAATCTTTAAGATCCATATCGGAACTCCTTAGCAGCAACTTCATCAAGTGCCTGTAGTACTTCGGGTGTAAAATATTTCTCTGGATTACTCAAGATCTGTTTAGGATATAGATTTGATTCTCCCATCTTATACCTGTTACCTATTCTTGTAAACACTCCATGTTTCTCTCCTAACTCAAGGAGACCATAATACTTATCCAGTCCTCTCTCATCATAGAATAGTCTTGATTCTATCTTGATGTTCTCCTTAGTGAACCTAGACTTCTTAGTCTCACATTTAATAATGTTACCAATCACATCCTTACCATCTTTCTCTTTGGATTTGCTGAGGTATATGATAGTAGATGCTGCATACTTAAGACCACTACCACCACCCATCTCTTTCATAGGTACATAAGCACCCACTACATCATAGGTATGCAGCATCTAC